GAGATACACCATAATGGATTATACTAATAGAAAATGGGTTATAGTAAATGTATCTGATATAACAGATGAAATGATAGCAAGTGCAATACAATCATCTATGGATACATTAAGAAAAACATTAGATGGCAGTAAGGCTATATTAAAGTTTGAAGGTAATACACCAAATTGTTTTGAAGGACTAACTACTTATAATCATAGTGAGATATTAACAGAACTTGCTAAGAGTGATTGGACTGAGGAGGCTGAGTAATGGCTAAAGAACTTAACAATATTGTAGAAGATATTAAAAAACACGAAGGCTTTGAGCCTAAGGTTTATAAATGCACAGAAGGTTATGATACTATAGGATATGGTTTTGCTATTAAAGATTTAATATTAGATAAAGATATAGCAGATCTAATTCTAATGAAAAAACTTCATAAGATGCTACAAAGAATCTTAGTTGCGTTTCCTTGGTTTAAAGATGTTGATGATACAGCTAAAGGTGTTATTGTTAATATGTGTTATCAATTAGGTTTATCAGGCTTTTCTAAATTCAAAAAAACAATATACTTACTCGAAACAGAGCAATATGAGGAAGCTTCAGTAGAAATGCTTGACTCCTTATGGGCAAAGCAAACACCAAACAGAGCTAAAGAACTTAGCGAAACCTTAAGGAGCATAGATGGACACACTAAAAACAATTCTTGATTCAAAAATGGGAACTTTAGCACAAGGAGCAACAGGTATAGGAATATCTTATATTGAGATGCTACCTATATGGCTAAGGATAGGAATAATGTTTGGAGTCTTCTTTAATGTTTGGATCAGACTCATCAGAGAAATTAGGAATAATTAGTAATCTATATTAAATTATAGCTCAATAAACGAGGAATTTATATGGCTTTAAAGGACAAGGGTGTTATCAAAAGAGCTATAGTTACTCCTGATAAACACTTTCCAATACACGATAAAAAAGCTTTAAATGTAGTATGTCAAGCTATTGAAATTATCAAACCTACTGCATACATAGATTTAGGCGATACAGGAGAATGGGAATACTTTAGTGCTCATTATTGGAAAGGCAGGTCTGCTAAGCCAATGGAAGATTTAATCCCATTATTAGATAAGGATGTAAAAGCAGTCAACAAAGGTATGGATCAGATTGACAAAGTATTAGATAAGGTTGATTGTAAAGAAAGACATTTTGTTCAAGGTAATCACGAAGTTTGGTTAGATAAATTTGTTACCAGGTATCCTTATTTAGATAAATATATGACTTATAATGCTTTAAATTTAAAAAAAAGAGGATATGCTTATTATCCATATAATAAGCAAAAAGGTTTGAAGATAGGGAAACTTAATTTTACTCACGGTAAGTTTACTTCTAAATATCATTCTTTTAAACACTTAGATGTATATGGCGAGAGTATTATGTACGGACATACTCACGATCTACAAAGACATACTAAAACTCATAGAGGTGGTACAATAAGTGCCTGGAGTTTAGGTTGTTTAAAAGATATAGAAGCAGATGAAGATTGGCTAAGAGGTAGTTTAACTAACTGGAATCACGGATTTGCTATAGTTAATTTTTTTACAAATGGTAATTTTAATGTTGAAGTAGTAGAAATTATTAATGGAAAAACAACTTTATGGGGCAACCTTATAAAGGGATAATATATGGAGATAAATGGAAAAAGATGCAATAGAGAGTCTTATAGGAGAGTATGGTTGGATGGCTGCCGTTGCGTTTGTTTTTATCTTAGGTAGAAATACATTAGAAACTGCTATAGAGGCTATTAAAGTCTTTGCAGGAGGCGATTTAAATACCGATGATACTATTATATTTGATGGTAGACCTGCAAGAGTAGTTAGAGTAGGTTTATGGAAAACAATTTTATTTATATATGAAGTAGGATGTGCAGATGGTAAAGCTTTTGTAAAAGGTGGAAATAAAGTAGCTATACAAAATGATAAGCTAAAAGACCACCTTATAGAAAAACCTTTACCTATGCTAGATCTAAAAAAGTGGGATGACTGCAATGATTAGCCTAGGTTATTTTTTATTAGGTTTTATTGTAGTTTTTTTTGGTGGACTTATTTGGTTAGGAAAATGGGATATGTTTGATTTTCATCTTGATGATGAAGATGATTATAAATATTAAGGAGATTTATGTTACAAGGTTTAATAGCTAAAAAAACAATAGATATTATTTTAAAACAAGTTATGAAGAAAAGAGAAATAAATAAACTTCGTAAGTATGTTGAAGAAGATAATGAATTAGATGTTCAGATGAAGCAGCTTCAAAAAACAGTTGCTAAACAAGGCAAATACATTGAAGAATTAGAGAAAGAAGTTGCTATATTAAAAGCTGACTCACATCCTCCTATATTTTCTAAATCAGATTATAAAGACATTTTAAAAAGATTAGAAAAGTTAGAAAATGCCAAATAGAAAAGCAAAAGAACGAAAGATGGAAAGAAAAAAAACTTGCAAATCAAGCAATATAAGAGGAATAAAAGAAAAATAAAAAAGGAGAAAGACAATGCTTAACTTACTAACAGATAATTGGGAATGGTGTCTATTAGCTTTATATGTTCTTGAAAAAGGAATAAAGCTTAGTCCATCCAAAAAAGATGATCTTGTTTGGGATATGGTGTTAAAACCTATAGTGGAGAAGATTAAAGGTAGATAATGCCTAAAAAAAGAAGCATAAAAACAAGCAGTCCTTCAGATTTCGAGCCTAAAAGAAAAAATCCAATTTCATTAGGCTCGGACTCTAATATAGACAATGATTTAAAGCCTTTAAAAATAGGTGGAGAAACAACACCTTTTAAAATATCTAAAAATACAGTAGAAATAAGTTCAAAATTGCTTGTTAATGGTAAGCAAGTTCAAACAGGTACAGATTCAGGTGCAACACAATTAAGTGAATTATCAGATGTTACTTATTCAAGTGGCGATTTGACTATTTCAAGTTTAGATAAAATTATAACTTCAGGAAATCTTACTTTTGAAATAGGCTCAGGTACAAATTTTACTCATACAAATGCTTCTATATTAAATCTTTTAACAAGAAACGATACAGGTTCTTCTACTCATTCAGGATTTAAAGTAGATGCAAATGTTTCAGGAACTGCAGGTCTTGGCTCATTTCCACAAACAGTAGGCTTTGAAGTTGATTTAGATGATACAGGAAGTCATAATGCAGGTTCATTACCATTTAACTATGGATTTAGAGCTAATGTCGCAGGAAATTCAAGTGGAACATCTTATAGTTACGGTGCTCAGCTTGTAGTTACAGGAGCTGATAATCAATATGGAGTTGCTGTTATTACAGATGATTCTGCAGGAGGATTTGATTTTTTTGCAAGCAGTAATGCAGATAGTGGAGATTATTTTGGAATAAAAACTATAACTCACGGTGCAACTACAATTTCAACTGCAGATGATAATGCAACAGCAGCTCATTTAACAATTCAACCTGATGGAGATTTGTTATTACAACCTACAAGTGAAAATATTAAAATCCCTGGTGATGTTAAATTAATATTTGGTACAAACTCAGCTAATGACCATATATACGCAGACCCTGATGCAGGAGAAATATATGTTGCTATGAATGACTCAGATGTAATGACATTTCACGATGATAAGGTTGATGTAGGTGTGCAATTAGAAACTAATGAACTTATGATAACAGAAGCTGCATCTGCTGTTGCAGATAGAGCAGGTAAAGGTCAAATATGGGTTAAAAACGACACACCTAACAATTTATACTTTACTAATGATGCAGGTAATGATGTACAAATAACTAATGGTAGTAGTCTTGCAGGTGGAAGTGGAGGCAGTAGTAATTATCATATTTTTTTTGGTGCAAGAGGAAGGTGTCAATATAATAATTGGTACGGTTCAAATACAGCTTATGGATTTGCATATTATTTTTGGAGTCAGACTACAGGTTCAGCAAGTGTTCCTACATCTTGGTCTGATGATAGACATCCTAATCACATAGTTCCTTATGCAGGTACAA